ATAAATTCAAAACGAATTTCTTTTGGCCTTCGTATATTCAGAAACAGATTCGGATATGTCAAACATCCCTCAACGAATAGTTCTGTTTCTTCAGAAGTGTGTGTAATCTTAGGATTGAAAAAGATTGTAGCTGCTTTCTTATCCAAGTCTGTCATCATAATAAATGCTCTGATAGCAAGTCCACACTGATTTGCAGATAAACCGATACCCTTGTACTTTGTCATTGTTTCAGCCAAGTTATCAAACAGTTCTTTTGGTTCAAGTCCAAACTTCTCTTTCAATTCCTCAAAAGTAATATCAGGTAATACTTCCTGTAGGATTGGTTCATTCGGATCAATTAATTCGTATGTCATGTTCTTCCCCAAAATTCAATAGGTTTTACCATATCTTTATTATCAAATAGATACCAGCAACAGTTGTCTTTACCAACACTGTTACTTCCTTCAATCCACTTTACTCTTCCTATACTAACAACTTTTTTCAGTTTTGTCAAGTACTGTGTGGATTGTTTTGTGTGCATCCAATCTGCATCAAACAATAACCAAGTTGGAGCCATAGATGAAAGATGTTCTATTAGAGGATGCAGTACCTTTCTATCCCAAGGTGGATTTGTAATAAAGAATGGTGTATTAACTTGTTTCAATAACATTGCATCACATTCAACAACTCTATCATTTTGAGGTTCTATATCATATGCCTGTGTGCATGTTCCACCATGTTTTTCCAAGTGATCTATTAGTCTGCCATCACCAGCACAGGGTTCTGTAAAGGTGTACCACTCTGGAAGGTGTGCAACTAGAGGTAGGACAGCTTGATAGGGGGTTGGATAATAATCCCTTGGTATTCTTTCAAAGTCACTACGTTTTCCCATTATGCCACCATATGACTAAAGTTCTTTTCTTTTTTGAACTGTATTACATCTCTAAATTTATCAATCAACTGATCTTGTTTGTGTGATATAACAAATACATTTTGTTTGTCAAATGTGTTTAGGATTTTCAAGAAATCATCTGTACCAGTATTATCCAAAGAAGAATCAAATATCTCATCCAGAATTAATAGATTTGTATTTGTAGAGTTTTTCATCTTTGCAATAGCTCTCCAAGTAAACAACAATGCAAGGTCGATACGCATTTTCTCACCTTCTGAGAATGATGCATAAGAGAACTCATCACGAAAACGTGACTTGATTGTTTCGTTGAAGTTCTCATCAATGTTGAAGTTCACAAAGAAATCCATACTTGACAAATAGGTATTGACAAGTTTATTCATTATTGGTAAGTATTGTTTTACAATCTTTGTTTTAATACCACTGTCTTGTAAAAGATTACGAGCAACATCATTGTAAAACTTATCTTCAGTCAATTTAGATTTTAGTTCTTCAACTATTTTGATTGCACCTTTTAGTTCAAATAGTTTTTCCTTATCATCATCAGATACAGAACCAGCTTCATATCTTACAATATCTTTTTCTAGTTTCTTGTTGAATTTTTCTAATTCTGAAATAGAAGAACGTATCTTTGCAATCTCTACATCTGCACTTCTGATATCATCCAAGTCTCTAAGAATTTGTTCTAGGAACTCTTCTTCAGACTTTTCCATTTGTTCGAGCTCTCCGATTGCTCGTTCGATTTCTCCAATCTTTGAGGTTCTAGATTCAATCTGCGTCTGCTTTGTTGACTCTGTAATCGACTGTTCGCAAGTCGGGCATTCTGAGTTGTTCTGGAAAAATTCGATTTGTTTCTCATGGTTTCCTCTTTTGTTAATTAGTGCAGCTCCTGTTGCATTTAATTCCCTTATTTTCTTTTCTGTTCTTGTCTTTTTTTCTGCTGAGAATGATAAGCTTTCCTTTTCATCAGTGAGAGTTTCAATTTCTTTTTCTTTTGACGCAATACTTGTTTCATTGTCACTTACTTTCTTTTTATTTTCAGTGATGATATCTGATTTATTATTTGCTACGTCCTCAATGAATTTTTCTTGTAGAGAAATCTTTTCCTTGGTTATATCATATTGATATTCAACATTACGAATCTCTTCATTTAGTTCTTTTGTTTTACCTTTTAGTAGGAAGTTCATCAAAGAGAAAATCTTAATATCTAAGATATCCTCAACAACCTCTCTACGGGCCTTTGTAGATAACTGCATAAATGGAACAAAGGTAGAAGAACCTAGAATAACAACTTGAGTGAATGAACGATAGTTCAAACCTAAAATCTGTTGTTCTAGATGTTTCTGATAATCCCTTGCATTTGCATCTTGATTAATCATTGTGTCACCAATCCAAACTTCAAACTTGTTTGGTTTGATACCACGAATAACTTTTACATCTTTGTTGTTGACATTAAATTCAACCTCAACAACAGCAGAACCATTGTTGACTGAGTTTACTAGTTGTCCTTTTGAAATATTCCTAAACGGTTTATTAAAAAGACCAAAACATAGTGCATCAAGAATGGTACTCTTACCAGCACCATTCTCTCCAATAATTAGTGTAGTTGAACTTCTGTCCAACTGCACTTCTGTAAATTGATTTCCTGTGGAAAGAAAGTTCTTCCACTTAACTGATCTAAATGTAATCAAAGCTCTAAATCACTAGCCTCCACATATAACGACTTCATCATACCTGTTAGTCGTTTCTTATCCAATTCAACATCAAGTTCATCAATGTATCTTTCAAGTAACGTCATGGTATCTTCTGCATTCTCTACGATTGCATCATCTACATTAGACGCATCAAGTTCACTAAAGTCCTCTACAATTTTTACCTCATGGGCTCCAGATTCAGATAGAACTCTGTCTATGAATCTATCAAACTTGTAGAAGTCTTTTTTGTTGACAACCACTATTTTAACAAATTTATCTCGTAATGTCAATACGTCAAAATCAGAATAATCTGTAGTGGTGTCATCATAATATACCTTTTCAAAGATTGTATGTGGATTTAGAATGTATTCTAATTCTCTAGTATCTGTATCAAAGATATGGAAACCTTTTGTTTCCTTGTAGTCACTCCATGTCATCTGATAGGTATTACCAAGATAGTAAATATGTCCATCATCAGACTTCTTGTGAAAGTGTCCACTCATTACAGTGTCAAACTTATTGAACATTTCTTTTGGGTATCCACCCTCACAAAAATGTCCAGCGTGCATTTCAAAACCATTCAGTTCCAAATGGCCCATACAAATTTGTGCATAGGTTGATTGAATGCTTCTCATTGCACGTTCATAGTTTTCTGCATTTATCCAAGGCATAAAATGAATACCAACACCATCGAACTCTTCAGTACATGGCCCATCATAGCATTTAATGTTTGGATGTTTTTCCTCGCCTGGCCCACCAAGCAATTCATACAAAGAGTTTACCTCATTTGTATTTTTATAGTAGGTATCATGGTTTCCTACCATCATGTGAACATCTAGTTTTCTGTCCACAAGGGGTTTGATAAAACGCTCACGAAAATCCTTTGCAATCTTGTATGAAACATACTTACGTCTGTCCATAACATCGCCAAGGTGGATAACCGTTTTAATGTCGTGCTTGTCTATATAAGGGAAAAACTCTTCTTCCCAAAATTTGTAGAAGTAATCATTAAAAGCTAAGTTATCATTGCGAGCACCGAAATGTGTGTCAGTAATCAGTGCGATCTTCATTTATCTCTTCACCATCCTCATTATAAAATATTTCAAGTCCTTTAGGTTGTTTCTTTTTCTTCTTTGGTTTGTAAACAGCTTCGTCTGGTAGAAAGTTCTTTTGTAGGTAATCTACAAATGCACCTTGGTCGCCATCTCCATCCATAAGAATATCGACATTCATGTTCTCAATAATCTTGTGTTTTACATGTTGTTGTTTCTTTTCCTTTTGAATCCTACGAATAAACGCATAGTAAATGATTTGTGTAAAATATGCAAAAGGGTTATTCGATTTGTCTGGATTGAAGTTACTGCAATATTGTAGACAGTTTTCAATACCATCAGAAATCATTTCATCCCTATAGGTGTAATTGATAAAATTTGGTCTATATGATAAGTGGTTTGCAATCTTCAGAAAACACTCACCAATATAGTTTGTCACAGGTGGTTGAGGTTCACCTTCTTCTTCCGCCTCTTTGCACCTCTGTTTCCACTCCTTCATTGCCTCCAAGAATTTCTTGTTATCGACATAATGAGTGCCTTTTGTTTTTTTGGCCATAATAACTCCACTTATTTGTACTCCCTATTATACACATTTTACATGGTATGTCAACAAGTAAATTTATTTTCAAAAATGTATTGACTTGCTGTTGACAAGGGTGTATATTAACTATGCTAGGTTTGAGAATGAATAGATCTAATGAATAGTCTTAGATGTTACTTCAAAGTCATCAAAGAGCTCTTCTGATTCTATCTCCATTAATTCTTCATCGGATGGTAGGAAGTCTACGTCCTCTTCTTCCATTCTCATCTTAGTGACACAGTATTCATAAAATTTAGATAATCCGTAGGATGCAGCCGTAATCACGATAATCTGTGATTTGGGAACATCGTATGAATTTGTTTCAGAGAAGTGTATCCATCTCTGTAAAGAAAGAGACTCTTCCAAAGAGCCATCTTTAGTCAACTTAGGAAAGGCATTTAGTTTCATAGGCCTGTCAACCTTCATATGATTTTTTTCATTAGTGCTTATATTGCAGATAATTTCTTCACCACTAGATAGTTTTAGAATTTTTACATCTGTCATTTAAGTTTAATCCTTTTAATTTCATAATCAAATTGTTCCTCGTTGTATATATTTATGCGTTCCATAAAATGATTCAAAGTAAAGTTCCTCTTTGACTTGTATGTGATATCATCTGCTATATCGTAGAGTACAGCGGAATCCTTACTTTCACTTCTACGCAAGCCTCTACCGATTGATTGCAGAGTCCTAATTCTGGATTTACTTGGACTACTGAACACGATATTGTGAAGATTACGAATGTTAATACCAGTAGAGAATGTACCATATGATGCAACAATAATTGCATTCTTTTCTTTCTCTGTAATCTCACGAATTTGTTCTCTTGTTTGTGTGTCTGTTCCACCATACACATAGAATACTTGTCTGTCAGTATTGGACTTGATTAAATCGTATAAGACGCTACCATGTTTCTCTACAAACTGAAAAAGAACTAATGTATTACTATTCAGACTTAATGTCAAGTCTTTTATGAAATTATTTCTCTTTTCGTGTGTGACGATATAATCAATCTCATCCTGATAATTCATGTCCTTTACCAGCTTGCATTCTTCCTCTGGATATGTTAGTACAAGGGAACGTATCTTGAATGAAGATAGTGTCTTTTCGTCAATAAGTTTCTTTGTCGATACAACTTTATTCAACCCACCAAACAGTCCTTCCAGAACTAGTCTGTGTGTTTGCATACCATCAAGTGTACCTGTTAGTCCAAAACGATATTTGCATAAATGCAATTTAGTCAGAATGGATGTAAGTGATTTTGCTTTGAACAAGTGGGCTTCGTCACCTATGACACATCCAAACTGTTCAAAGTATTTCTTAGGCATTTTGTACAAAGACTGCCATGTAGATATCACAACCTTCTTTGATACGTTTCTATCATGTCCACTGTATACTTTCTGTATATACGCCTCTTGCCATCCGTAGTCAATAAAATCTGAAGTCATCTGTTCAACCAAAGATGTTGTTGGAACAAGTATCAGTATTTTGTCATTCTGTTTTTCTCTGAGAAGTAATTCGTAATATCTTACTAGGATGTAAATAATAAGTGACTTACCTGAGGCAGTAGGACTAAGGAGTAAAGCACGATGTTTTCTGATTGCGAAATCCACGGCATCAACTTGGTAGTCACGAGGTCTAATGGATTTACCTCTAGCTCTGAGATTAAGTTGTCGTATGAATCCGTCCAGTATTTTTCTGTCAATTTGTTTTTCATCTTTTAGTTCCTCACTTATTTCATATGGTTCATCGTAATCTATCAACCACTTTTCCAAGTATGAAAGTAGTCCTAGATAAAGTTCTCCTGTGGCTGGAGAATACAAACGTATCTTACCATCCCAAATACGATTGCGATATGCGGGCATAAATCTAGCGCCTGGCACTTCAAAGGTAAAGAAGTCAGATAATGATCTTGCAGTAGATGGTTCTGTATCTACTT